ATCACCAACTCCACCGGTGTTATTATCAAAGAGATCTTGGAGCGCAGTATATAATTCGTTTACAGTTCGAGTTGCTGTAGTGGCAGCCGAGCCTGTCCATTTGATTTGCTTATCACCAGCTGCATCACCAGGGAAATATACTGTGATGTCACCACTTAAAAGAGATTCAGTAGCCATCTTATAACTCCACTAACTCGTCTTCGATAAGGGTAACACTCACTGAAACACCAGCTGTTCCAGTGTCTGCAGTTGTTTCAACTGGAATATATCTTGTACTTCCTGTAGTACTTTTTCTAACCCTTAATACGATAGGTGTATTTGCCGCAGTGGTAACCGCTGAGGTAAATTCACCAGAAGCATTAGTTAATTGATTTGTAATTGTGGCACCAGTTGTTTCATTAAATACTACTACTTGTGCACCGTTGACTGCAGTACCTGAAACATCTTTTACAGAAATACTAATACCCACGTTTTGTTCGATATTCACTGTACCTGTACCACCTGCATTTACTATTTCTACCGTAGGAACTGTCGCTTCGTTAACGACTGAGATAGTAATCGTAGGAGTTCCTGAAGTAAATCTTAAACGTAATGCACCACCAGAAGTACTTGAAATGCCAGTTCCAACTGTTTGACTTCCATATCCAGTTAAAGAGTTTCCATCCCAAGTTAATGTACCAGTCGTTGTAATGTTATCAATGAATACTGCATTAACGGTACCTGATGCCCTATTAAAATCACAATCGGTGATTAATGAAATCGTAGTTGTTGTGGAAATAAGAGATTCTGTAGCACCAGAATCGGTATTATCGAAAAGACACTGGGTGAAAGTAGCTCCACCTTGCGTAACTGCTCGACATCTTCTCCATGTAGTATTTAAAAGATTACAGGCGCCAGTTCCTTTATTGAAAATAAACGTATCCATATCGGTGAACACGCAAGTATTAAAATCTAGTGTTGCACCATCGATCATTTCAAACTGACCACGAGAAACAGTACTAAGTGATGTAATGTTAATAGCATCCCAATCAATGTTAGAAGAGGTATTATTAACCTCAATTCTATTAAATCCGGCTGCTACTCTTAAGGTATTATCAATGGTAATAATTCGATTAGCATCTTGAAAGTCTACTGCCGTGGCAGACGTACCGAGTGATATTAAGCCTTTCCAAAGATATGAACCAAATTGTTCTGAAAAAAGACCCCATCTATTTGCAACCGCATCGTTTTGAGTAGCTAGAGAATCAAACTCAGCAGCCGGATCTGGAGTGGTGCCACCAGTAACAATAACCTCACCACGGCCATAACGAATCGCGTCAATGTTATAAGGAGAACCTTTAGCAATTGCGGCGATTACATTTGCGCCCCATCCTACGTGTGTATAAGTAGTGCCAGGCGATCCTTGGGTTGTTCTACCAGTAGTTATAGTAGGATCAATAACGTAATTTGCATAACCACCGTATGGGTTTCGACCAAAGTCAGAACCTCCGATTGTCCAAACGTAATAAGCATTTGTAGCTGTACCCACAAATCCAACGATCCCGTCGTTTGCAAATAAATCAACAGCCTGAGCCTGCAGAAAGTTTGCCCAGAAAAAAAATGCCTCACCTGCTGCTAAGGTTACTCCGGTGGTGCGATCAAAAACAATCGATCCAGCGCCTGTAGATCGTTGGGCCACAGAGCCGTGGGTACTACTTTGAATTGGGTTATCAGTATCATCATCGGCAAAGGTGTTTTGCTGAGTTGTTGTAAAGTTCGTCATTTCAACGAGACTTCCACCCGGCGTTCCTTCAAAAGTTTCGAAGTCAGCTAAATCTGTTGTGTAAGATGCGGCCGCCATTAGTTATACTCGTATGTAGCTCTATCGTCCCAAACTTTATCGAAGGCTGCAGAATTATTAGCCCAAATAATTTCTATATCTTCACCTAATTCTAAAACACGCTTAATACGCCAAATCGGATTTGCCCGATTAGAACCAGGATCTGCCTCACCGACGTAAACATATCCAGTTTCATCGTCAGTATCTACTAATCTATCGTATTGTTTTTCCATGCCTATCTGCAACCTTTCTGTTATATCTATAAAAGATTGTGAAACGAATTTTTGTTTTTGAGAATCAAAAATAAGAATTGCGTCGCCTTCTACTTCGTGTCTACGAGCAAATTCTACATCATCATTTTCGAGAATGCGTACAGAACCACCGCCTCCAAGTTCTCTTAGAGACTTATTAACTTGTTTAATAAAATTATTGAATTTAAGTGAGATATCTTCAATGGAGTCTTTTGTAAACTTATCACTTTTTTCAATCGAATTCGTAACGCGCATTTCAAAAGAATCTAATTCTTCTTTTGCTTCTTTAATAAATTTGCTAATTTGAGCTGATTGGCTCGATGTTGTTTCTGTGAGATTCTTTTCAAAGACAAGAATTTCTTTAGTGAAATCCTTTCCATCCTTACCTGGTATACCACGAGCACCCTTTAATCCAATTGGTCCAGGCGGTCCTTGTTCACCGATTGGACCTATATCACCTTTCTCGCCCTTTTCACCACGGGGTCCTGAAGGGCCTCTCACGACATCCTTCGATTCTAAATTTCCAAATTTGCGATAAATTTCATCGACATTTTCATTGAGTTCAGATCTAAACTTTTTGAAAAGAGTTACAATGAAACCATTATTAAGGACTTCATTAATGTTCATAATCTATTACTCCGAATCGATAAATTTTGTCATACTTTCAAGAAGCTTTAATTGGCTTTCTTGAATGTCTACCTCCGACATTAATTTAATTTCGGTGTTGTTATCGCTATCGTTATCTAAATCCATGTCCATATCAAGATCGTCGGGATCATCGGGCTCATTTTCTTTTTCGATTTCCATTTCATCTTGAATTTCTTCAATATCTTCATCAGACATCATAAGAACATTCTTTTGAATCCAAGACTTAGAAAAGTATTCGCCTTTGTACTCTTCAACGTCACGTAGAGTTGACATTCTTTCACGAATAATTTCGGCATTCTTTAATTCTTCAAAGTAGTTATCTTTAATGAAATCGTAACGAATATCATTTCGGATTTTGGCAAAATCGTCAGGTGTCATAATACCTTTAAGAACGAGTTGCTTTTCGAGAATGATATTAAAAATCCAAGAAAATCTTGCTCTTAGACGTCGAACAAATTTACCAAACTTAAGTTCGTCTCGTGTAATTTCTGATACTCTACCAAACGCATACATTGATTCTGGCTCAAGGCGAGAAAGAGGTACTCGAAGAGATTTGAACAATTTTCTTTGAAAATATTGGAGATTTTCATCGGTACTTAATGCCTGAGAGGTACCACCAGCAAGAGTATCGACTTCTGTAGTTCTCTCACCTCCGCGACGAGGGAACCAAAAGTCTTCTGTCATTGTCATCATCTTACGGCCATCAGTAATTTCACCTGTTGATGAATTATACTGTAGCTTATTCTTATGACGAGTCATCATATCACGTAAATATTGTTCTGCTTTTGATTTAGGCAAGTTACCTACATCAATATAGAATATTCTGCGCTCTGGTGCTCTTGTAAGAGTATAAATGATTGTAGCATCTTCAAGCATACGAAGCTGATTGAGTGGCTTCATAGCTGGATGTAAATGTCCTAATACAAGAGAGTTTGTTTCGTTAACAATACCAGATGTTACTCGAGCAATAGAATCTTTTGAAATTTTGAGAGCTCCACCAACACCGCCTCCAGCATTTGATGAACCGGAACCAAACCCATTTTCAGAATAAATGTAATATTCGTACTTAACTTTCTTTGTACCAATATCACCTGAAGATTGGCTAACCTTACTCTTTTCCATTTCTCGAATAAGCTTTAACTTTCGAGGATCTACGTAGCGAAGCTCAACAATACCCTTTTTAAGGTTTTCTTCATCGATAATAACATGATAGTTAAGACGTCCATCTACATAGAATTTTTGAAACATATCATAGCCATTGTTAGTAAAATCCAACAAGCTTAGTATGTTATTAAATTCTTCTTGAACTTTTTCTATTACTCGATCAGGAAGATCGGTATCTTCAAGTATAATTTCAACGACTTTATCAAAAGTATCTACGTTAATTGCTTCATTTACAACTTCGTCAACAGCCTGAGTAATTTCTGGCTGCATGGACATATTTCTATAACGAGTGATTAATTCAGACTCAGTTTTAGCCGAGCCTTCCATATCAAGCGTAGTAGAAACAAAGCCGCCTTGACTTCCGACGGTAATTGCACCGTCGTCATTGATGGGTTCTGCAAACGAAACCGGTTGGTTTTCCGGTTCGTCTGCAGCCC